TAGTGGTCTATATGGTCAACCCGATCTTACCGATCAATGGTGTTCTTCTGTTAAGTGTTATGGTTCTACTTATGCTAATGCTGATTCAGCAGGGGAGTCTGAACCTCAAGCAGGGTATTTAGTGCAATCACTCTACCCAGGAGCGGGATATAACTTAGGTACGAGAACAGATGGAACTACTAGTGGAAACTCGGTAGAGATTTCCCAATTTGGTAATCAAAACTGGCTAACTACCATTAATGAAGACGGTGTAGCCGATGAAAGTTTCAAGATGGCTCTGGTAAACTCTGGGTCATATGTTACTGATGTTTTAAACACTACGGATCTCGGAACTAATAATAAGTCTGATCTTGTTATCGGCAACTTTGTTTCTGGAAATACTAGTAATTCCATTACTGGAGCCAAGTTATCAGTATTTGCTGATCAATTTACTTCGGTAGGATTCACTAGCGTTTCAGGAACTTGGGGTGGTGCTGTAGAAAATATTATTGGAGGTGGTCTTAGAACAATTAATGCTGCTGACGCAACAACTGCTGGATTAGGTAGATTTAATAAACCTATTCAAGGCACTACAAGTCTCGCTGGTGGAACCAACGGTACTGGAACTGCTGCGGAGAATGCAACTGCTTTAATTGGAGACGCTACTGTTGATCCTAAAACAGGAATGCAAGCGTTGGACGATGATGTTCTGAATGTCTCTCTTGCTTGTGTCCCTGGGATCACTACGCAGAGTGTACAGAATGCGCTCATTACCCTGGCAGAGACTAGCCAAAACTTCTTGTCCGTTGTCTCCGCTCCTTACGGAGTGGGTACTGTGCAAGATGCTATCGCTTGGTCGAATGGTCAGAGTGCTTACAGAACCGCAGCCATTAACAACTCGTACTCTTGTTCTTTCTGGCCTTGGGTGAAGGTTTACTCTCAATTCGATAGCAAGGATGTGTGGTACGATCCAGCAATCTTTGCTCTGAGGCAAATGACCTACACCGACAATGTGGCAGACCCGTGGTTTGCTCCCGCTGGTTTCGTTAGAGGTAGACTCACTAAGCCTACAGAACTTGAAGTAAAACTGACGCAAGGCGACAGGGACACTATGTATAGTGGAGGAAATGCTCTTAACCCGATTCAAAATTGGCCCCAACAGGGGATCATGATCTGGGGACAGAGAACTCTTAAGAGAACCCCGAGTGCTTTGGACAGAATTAATGTGAGAAGATTGATGATCTATCTACGCAAACTCATCATGCAATCTACGAGAGAGTTTGTTTTCGAACCTAACGATCCCTTCACTTGGGAGCGCATCACAGGAGTCCTTAACCCAGCGTTAAACGATATCAAGAACAGGAGAGGTATTACTCAATACAAAGTGGTTTGTGATGAGACTACTAACACTCCTCTTAGAATTGATAGAAATGAACTTTGGACTAAGGTTTATATCAAACCCACGAAGACTGCGGAGATGCTTGTCTTCGAAATTAACCTGACTAGTCAGGGAGCATCTCTAAGCTAATAGGAGAAATATATGGCAACTTTTTATAATAGTACTGATCATGGGCGCATCATTTCGAAAGGCGATCTGGGAGAAATGCCTAAGCTTTCGACGGCCCTCGATTCAATCAGACCCTACCAGTTCGAAGTGGAGTTTGTTATTCCTGGAGGGCTTTCAGTTCCTCCCAAGCTTCTTACCGTAGCAGCGAAACAAGTTAGTGAAATTGGTTTTACTGTTGAGGACATTGAAGTTCACAGGGTTAACGACAGATACTACTACCCAGGTAAGGCTACCCCAGAAGAGGTTACAATTACCTTTGATAACCTTAAATCTAACCCATTAGGTGGAAGTGAAATGGCATTAGCCGAATTGTATTCTTGGATGCAACGAACTTACGACCCTCTTACTGGTGAATTTGGTGACATGGAAAGTAATGTTAAAACTAATATGAAAATTCATCAACTTGATGAGGATTTGAGTCCGATGGCTTCAGTAACGCTCTACGGTGCATATCCTAAGTCCTATAAGACTGCGGAGTATAACTATGCTACCCCAACTGATTTCCACACCTTAACAGCATCCTTCCGCTACGACTTTATGAGTGCGGAAAGATAAAGTAACTTGAAAAATCCTGGTTAAGCCCAGCCCAGAAATGTAGACTGGGCTGGGCTTTTTCTCTATAATAAGATATGAACTATTATCAGCAACTACTAGAGAGCTACAGTCTTCTAAAAAAGAGGCAACTCAGGGTTCTACTAGAAGGTTTAAAGCCCTACTCTGCTATAGTAGATGCTAATGAAAATCTAAAGGAGCCTATCGCTACGGAGATGCAGAGTCTTACAGGGCTACCCGAATGGCAAAGGGGGGATCCCCAGCCCAACCTTGAGGCTTTGAAGGGGGTTCTCACAGCAAATACCCACAAGGGAAAGCCTACGGCAGAAGAACCAGAAGGTAAAGAAATGACCTTTTATACTGCTCAAGGAGATCAAGGTCCACTTGCTATCATTACTACGAGAGGTACTTTCGATGGGCAAGCGTGGAAAATCCTTCAAGGACAGATAGCACGAAGGTTAGAGGCTCAGAACCCCAACCTCCAAAACCAATATAAAAGTAGTGGAAGAGATATATTACAAGATCCTATCCATAGTGATACTGCAAGGACGGAGGAGGAAAGGCTTCATTCAGAGAGTACAGCTAGAGAAATTAGATTGATGAGTACTACTACCATCCCCAATCTAATAACAGCGGGGTTTGCAGGGGATGTAGGGAGAGTTACCAAAAAGGACTCGGATGCTCCAGGCTGGGTCAAGGATCCTAAAAATCATCTGGACTCGTATTCTCAACAAAGTTTATGGTCTAAAGTAAATAATGAAAAGGTTACAGAAGTTGCTAATGTAATTAGGCAGGAGGGAGGCGACTTCAAAGGGGATCAAGCTAACTGGGAAGATAAGCATGAAGGTGTAGATTCCATGCATACCTTTGCTAAAAAGTGTCTCAAGTTACAACAAGCTTTGAACGGAGATGATGGAGCTTTTACAGACAACGATGCTAGATGGGTTCACACCAATGTAATCCTAGATTCAACTAATAATAAAGTGAGATATAATCGAGGAGAGATTGATGGATATGGAATATCCTTTGATCACACTACCACTAAGCGTAGTAAGCAGCAAGAGACGATGAGCGTGGGGTTAGCTCGTATTTATAATAAAAAGATACAAGATTGGGTAGATGAGAGAAATAAAAAGTTTCCTGAAGGAGAGCAGATGACCCCCGAGCAATACGAAGTCCCTGAAAAGAAACTAATTCCCGAACAGTTAAAGTCCGCGAAATGGTGCAGCAACTTTAGAGGAACCGAGGCAGAGCATATCGTAGGATTTATTCCTCAAATTTTAGATATATCTGAGATGCTGAGAGATTATGATAATCAGGATAAAAGATCCGTAGATGCTAAAACTTTAAAGGAGGAGATGGAACGCAAGAAAGATGTAATGGCTGAGAGTATGGCAAAACTATTTGCGGAGTCGGAGGGGGTTCTGTCTGAAGCATTTAAGGTTAAAGATTGGGACAAGAAGGGCGAGATTCTTTCAGATGATTACACGGAAGGTATTATTCAGACAGTAGACGCTCTAAAGAAATTAGGAAAAAACGAAAAAGAGATCGTAAAAACTATATTCAAAAGAATAGTTTCTAGTGAACTACCCTTCTTCGAAACAGTAAAGTCCGATTTTGTATTCCAAGCAGGGCAGAAAACAGGACCGTCAGAAAAAGCAGATGTTTTCGTAACTAAGGTAGACAGAGACGATTATTTACGAGCATTGAAGGACCTAGGGGTAGAGGACGCTGGTAAACGAGAGAGAATTGCGGAAGCAAATACCAAGTCTCTTAGGGATTTGTTAACGATTGAAGGTGGAAAGAAACTAGAGGGATTAGAGGGGGATAAGTTGGACTCTGCCTTGCGAGAGTTGCTAAAATCTAAAAAATTATACAGACACTTGGATACTAAATACGATTTGGATAGGGATGTATACACCGTTCCTCTTAGCTTAAAAACTTATATTACTGAGACTGATACTAGACTGGGACAAACGCGCAGCATGAGAGATACTCTGGGGACACTACTAACTCCTAGTGATGACAAGTGGCATAAAAAAGGGCAGGATAAAGAGAGGGTAATAGAGTTTATCGAGCAGAATGAGAGAAGTCTAGGTATAGGCACAAAAGAAGGACCCTCAAGAGAATCTTATAGATCAATGATAACGAAGTTTGATGGTATTGCAAAAGTTGGAGATAGGATCAAGGGAAGTGAAAAAATTAAAGGGATGCCTACTACTCAAGTGGCTAAGGTAGTCCAGGATTTAATCAGACAGAACGATGCTGCCCCCAGCATAAGTGACAAGTTTCTTTTGGACTACTTGAATAAAAATTTTGAACGAGACAAGGAAGATGGTAGAGAGGCAGTAAGATTGGCAAGCTTTGTAGAGAGATTATTGTTCCAAAAAGCTGAACAAAACATTCTTAGTTCTGGTGATGATGAAAGGATGAGTGCGTACAGGACTATGCTGGCTAGTGTATCCATGTACGCTGGTATGTCTGCGGATAGTACCTTCGCTATGGAGATGGATCTTCTAGGTGGAAAGTCAAAACTTTATAATCAAGATGACTGTGTGAAAAAACAGGCAATTCAAATGGCTAAAGGAAAGATTCCTCTCACCAGATCTGATGTATCTAATGACTGGGGAAATATGAGCCTCAAATTTGAACGGAAGGGTAATTCCTCTGTGTTTGGGTTAAAGACTAAGGGCTGCGATAATATCTTTAAGGGGAAAGTCCATGAGGATATTTTAAAAGCTTTCCTTCATGCTCAGTCTGTGCTTTTTGAGAAGATCTTAGTATGATCCTCTTCTTGCTCCAACCACACTTTATCCTCCATGTCTAACAAATCTACGAATTTATAGATATTCCAGTTGTCTCCCTTTGAATACTTATCTCTTTTATTGCTAACAGCCGTATAGGTTTGTCCTTTTATTATTTCTTCTGCTTTATGTGTAGGAATAAAGGCCAATATGGCCTTTCTATCTTGTTTGAGTAGCATCATTGGGATTTTCTGGCATTTTTGTGAATCTTTTCGAGATTGGTCTAGAAAATCCCAGATCTCCGAGCTATTATTATATAAGCTATATAGATTTATGTTATTGTATCCTTTTTTACACTCTATACAGTACCTAAATTTCTCAGGTGTGATTAAATCCCCATAAATTTTTAGGTGATCGGGTAGCGTGTGTGTTGTGGCGAATGCCCCAGAACCAGGAGTTCTTGAAAACTCGGTAGTGTCGAGTCTATCATTAAGCAGCTTCGCTACCTGTCGTTCAAACCCGTGCCCCTTTGCCCTACTATTCTTCCTCTGCGGCTTTTTTCTCATATCTTTTAAATCGTAATTATCTTCCATAAATAACCCCTTACCCTCTATAATAGTGACCAATGGACAACGCGCTTACTTTATGTATTGACGAATGGAATGTTAAACTTACTGATAGGAGTAGAAATAGAATGAAAATCCAAATTAAAATGGGAGCCGAAGAGACACAGGCTTTCAACAACTTTATGACAGAGCTTCGCCCAGACCATGTAACTGTGGACGATTTTGTACGCACCCTCTTTTATAAGGGTGTGGAGAAGTTCCAAGAGGAGCTTTTCCAGAAGATGCAGAACTACATGGAAGAGCATAAAGATGACATTGATGCATCTGCTCTTCAAGATATGGGTCACGCTGCTTCCTCTATGCAAGGAGCTTTGCCCCAGTCGCATGAAGAAGCTTTGGACAAAAATATTGAAGTTATCGAAGATTAATGAAGTACAATATTTTGCCTCTTGTTAAAGAGAATGATTTAAACAAAGTTCTCAAGAACCAGAAGTATTCGGGAGAGGATATTCATATTTTGTTCTTGTCTTTATGGGATAAGTATAGTACTGAGCTACAAGATAAGATATCTAAAAGATACTCAAATTCTGATAAGTTTGGACAGAAGTTATATACGGTAGACAGCTTTAATATGCCTCATAGCTTCGTAATCTTTAATACCACTAAAGTCCCAAGTCTAGTATCTCTAGTTAAAGGCAAGGTAGTCATTGAAGATTATCTTCCGAAGATATACAGTAAGTTTAAGATTTCCTGAACTGGGGGTGGGGATCCTTCCCCTTGAGTATTGAATATTTTTCAATCTTTTCTCTATACTTTTTATCCTTAGTGTAGACCAATTTACAGTTATTAACTATAACTGTAGTGAAATAGTTAAAAGCACTTCCTTTATCTG